TTAAAATAATATAACCATGCTATTAATGCGCCAGTAATAGTAGCGGAGAAAGTAGCACTTGTAACAACTCCACTATCAACTGTTCCATCACTATTCACGATTTCAATGTGACCGCCATTTTGTAGTACATCTCCACCAGCATTTATTTCAAGAGTAGTGTCACCAACAGTATAACTATCACCTGTTTTGATATTTGTTTGTAGTAATGGTTTTTCTTTAATTTTACCAAACATATGTTTGAACCACACCGAATGACCTATATCTTTAACCCATCGAGAGTGTAGGCTTCTGTACTGTGCGGCTGATGTAGCATAACCGTCAGTAATCGCATTATCCCATCTTTCGTAAGCATCGTTCACTCCGAACTCATCTTCTCCAAGATACATTTGTATAGGGTGGGCTGACCCTGCTCTCATTCTATTATCTACTCGGTCTTCCCATGTACCTGCACCATCTAAGACTTCATTATATCCTAAACCGGCATTCGCTACTTCTAATGAGGTAGCACCAAAGTAATAAGCATCTAAATTATTTTGCGCTTCTTGTCTATTGTAAGCGACTACCGAAGTAGAATCAGCATCCCCACCTTCCCCAAGTTCCCAAATAGGGATTTCATGGTCTATATTTGAAAAATAATCATCGGCATTTAGAAAAATTGTAGGTGTTCTTGCGTTAGCGGAATATTCGTAACGCATTGAATTTAGACTTCCTCTCCAAAACGGGCGGTCAATATTATCTCTAAAGCATAGCAAAGACCAAGATGAATAAGAGGCTTCACTAAAGAAAGATAGCATTTTTAATTGCGAATCATCATCTGTTAATGTTAAACTGAAAGAAGAACCTTGATTGACACCGGCACGATAGGCCAAAGATTGCGCTACTGGGAAAGTTTCAGCAGTAGTTCCTAAATTTTCTGTTAAGGGTCTAATCAAACCTACTCGGTCAAGCAACAATGATGATTTACTTTCACTTCTATATCCTTCTATAACCCAACCGAAAAAGTCCGAAGGAGTCCAGTCACTACCGTCGCTTTTAGCGTTAAATGCCGTAGCACCACCTACGGCTACTCCATTTTTGTAAACTTGATATGTTTGCCCAGTAAAATTTAATTTGAAATCGTAATCACGCCAAACTGTTTTTACTTGAGTATCTATGTAGGATGGAGTATAAGTTGTTAAATCGGAAGCAATAGGGTACGCTTCCATGTCCAATTCAAAATTTATAGCAAAGTCTGTTGATGCGCCTACGGTGTCTGTTGTGGCATTAGAAGTTATACTTAAGCCATTAGTCATATTCCAATTACCAATTGAAATTCTAATTTTAGCATAAGTAAGATTATTAGCCAAACACGCCGCCCTAATTGTAAAAATATCCCCATCGCCTTTTGCATTTAATGTTCCATCGTAAGCCAAAGTAGGAAACCAATATGTTGATGCCCTGTAAGCATTTGTACTGTATATTTCTTGGATTAAAAAATTACCCTTTCTTGGGCTATGAATAGGCATCATATGTTTGTATGCGCCCGCAGTAGCACTATTTCTTACTACTCCGCTACCACCAACAAAGGAATTAAATGTAATATCATCTTGAATAATAGTTTCTCCCATGTACGCCCCTGCTAAATGTGTATCTATTCTCCAATCAGCAAGGCTCGCACCAGTCGAAGGTACACCTGCATTCGTATCTAAGGTATCTGTGCTACCTGTTGCACTTACACTACCTACCCAGTTGCCGTTAGTATCTCTACCGTAAGAAGAATCATTACCTCCATTAAAAGCATAATATTTACCATTAGTATTATAGCCATTACAAAACATCATGTAACCTTCTGTTGGGTCTGTACCTAAATACGCCGCCCCAATAGCACCTGTGGATTTATCGAATCGTTGCCTGTTTGAGTTTGTTTTTGAATCGGGATATTGAATTTGACTAACGCCTTCATATTGACAAGAATTGTATCTATCCATATCAAAACTTAACCATGAAGACATACGAGGATTGTGGGTTTTTCTTATCGCCGAAGCCACAAGGGATGCGCCATTGAATGCCGCCGTACCTACTCCTGTTCCTCTTACAAACCATGCGTATTTGTATCGGGGATTGTAAGGTGCGAAGCCATTGAGGGGATTACCCGCATGAGTAGATAGCGAACTCCATGTAGCAGTCATTGTGTTTAAATCGTCGGGTAAGGCTCTCGCCGCCATGAAATCATCATAATAACCCGCCATCCAAAATGTAAATTTTTTATCTACTGTTCTTACCATACTTTCACCCTATACTATTACTTATGCTTCATCTAATACTTGTTTTACTATTGTGCTTATCTTATATGCGGCCTCTTGTTCATTAAAGAATCCGTGAAATACATTACTTACTATAATTTCATTCTTGTGATATAGAGTACCTACTCCTTGAGTGACTACCTGCTTGTAAAGAGAACCTGTGACATTACCATACTTACCACCAAAGAATAACTCTTCTCTTGCATTGGCGAAATTGTATATTTCGTCAGTAAAGTTTTGTATATCATTTGAACCTGCAATAGCGGTTTCGTTTATTTCTTCAAACGCCCTTTCTAAATCTTTAATTGCCGCATCTACATCATCGCTCGTCAAAACTATTTGATTTAATTCTTCTACATAAGTCATAATAGCCTCTCCGTTTTCACCCTCCATAGATTGTCTTAGTAATGTAAGTTGTTCATCAGTTAATTTAACACCAGTTCTCATACTCTCTACTAAGCCTAAAACTAAATTTTTGTGTACGCTATCGGTTATACTGTTAAAGAAAGAGTCATAACTGTCTACGATAGGATTAAGTTGTGAGGCTTTGTCACCCGCCGCAAAAGCCGCCGCCTGTTCTTCAGCCGACATAAATACATTAGGCATAAATGCCCCCGCCATCTCTTGATAAGTTTCATAGCCTAAAGACCTCATTAAATCAACAATTTTATCTTTCTCATAATCGGAAAATGTATCGTCGAGCCACGCCGCATCAGCAAGACTGCCCATATCATCCATTTCTCTTTTCATTTCTTTTAGTTTGCTATTAAAGAACTCAACATCCTTTAGACCTTTACCGGCATATATTTGGTCGTATAATTTAAGTTGCGCTAATGTAGTTTCTAATTGCGCTTGTTTTGTTCCTGTTAGTTGTAATTCGGCCTCTTCGATAGTTTGTATGTAACTCTTTATCAAATCAGCATTGTTAGCAAATTCACCTATTTTTACATTAGATAAACCTAACATATCGCCCAAACTTTCTTCCGAGCCGAATATTTTATTTGAAGGAGTAATGGTGTCCATTAAATTATTTAATTCCGCTACACCATCTTTCAATCCGTTTAAACTGTTGGTTAATCTTTGAGCATCTTCTTGCATCTTTTTAAACCAAAAATACGCCGCCATTGTTACGCCAACTGTTAATAAAACTCCTTTGAATTTCCACAATGCACTTCCTAACGCATCCATTTTGCCTTTGAATGTTTCGGCGGTAAAAATAGCCCTTATCATTTCACCTTCAAGTTTTATTAATTGCCATGCTGATGTAGCGGCTTCCGCCCCTACTGCCACTAACTGTGTTGTCATGGCTAACATAGATGCCGCCGCACCTTCCGCACCGCCCTTTAATCCACCAAATAGACTCAGTAAGTTAGCAGTTCCGAATTGAACTCTTTTCATCGCCGCCGCCGTCTGTTGTTGTTCCATAGTTAGTCTTTGTTGTGACGGAGTGTATTTCTCTATTAATTCTTCTAAATTACCTATCTTACCTCCCAACGCCTCAATAATTTCAGCCTTATGTGCCGAAGCATCCGCCCCATCTCTTACTGCCTGTCTGTATTTTTGCATCAAACCTGTTATTTCTTGGAAGTAAGTACTTTCTTTACCGTACAACTTACCTAAAGATTTCTCCATAGAATTATATTTTTCTTCGGTGGCATCAAACATATCTGTTTTCATTTGTTGTAATGTTGCGAGTGCATTTTCAGCCTCCCTCACATTTGTTATTTCCTTACCATACAAATGTATAGCCTTTTGAGTTCCAATATAAGCACTATTTACTTCACTAAGTAATTTTTGTAGTTGAGCGTAATGCTCGTTGCCTAAATCATCCGGCGAAACGGTTAATTTGCCGTCTTCAATCATAGCGGAAATATCCTCGATTAACCTAATTTCTTTTTGCATACCGCTAATTTTAATGCTTCTTTCATCATTTTCCGCTTGTTGAACTGCGGTTAGATTTTTGCCCTCATGTTGTTGCTTTACAAGATTCGCAATATGTTTTTGTTTCAATGAAACTTCGTGACCTATGAAATCATTTAGAGTTTGTTGTAAATCTATATCATTAGTTAATCTATCCATACTTATCGTACCAATGTCTGTTTCTAAATCTCTTATCTGTCTCGCAGTTTCATTATAACCTAAAAGATTTTGTAAAGCAAGGCTTCTTGCCCGATGAAGTTTATCATTTGATATTAATTGGTCGGCTTGTTCCAAACTTAGTTCCTTAGTTATTTCTAAATTACTTAATAATTGTCTACCGTAAGCATCTTCGCTTGCGCTTTTACCATTCATATAATCGAAAAATTCCTGTTGTATATCCCTTTCGTTTGCTCTCATGTATTGCATTCGAGCATCCATTCTACCCATTATGCTATTTTCATTTTCTACTAAACCATTTCTTAGTCGTTGTAGGTTAAGCATATCCCTATCAAGAACCTGTCGTGTTTGTTTTGCTTGTGTGATATGTTGTTCAGCCCTCGCAATTCTTTCTAAATTCTTTTCTCTTTTTAGTTCGATAGCATTCATTTGTTTTTTAAGAAGACCTTGTGCTTCGGTTGCCCTATTAATTTTTTGTGTTTGAAATAATATGCCCATTTCAAGAATCTTTTGATTTTGAGTAATTTTTTGTCTATATTCATAGTAGTTAGCCTGTTTACTGTGTAAAGCCTTATTCGCTATTTCTATACCATGTATACCTCTCATAACAGACTCATAAATACCGAAACCTATGGACATAGAACGGATGGCTATTCCCATTTTAATGAACTCTCCAGTTACTTTAGTTACTTCGTATAATCTTCCTAAAAATTTACCTGCCTTCCCCATGTCCTTCATAACTATATTCATAGCGTGTAAATAATCTTTTTGTGCCTCCAATTGCCCAATCATAAATGAACCCATGTCTTCACCAAGAGTAGCCTTGTAATAATCCAATTCATTATTAAGTATCTGTAATTGATTTGCTTGCGATTCTAAAGCCTTAGCCGCTTGGTCGGCGGCTACATCTAAGCCCTCCGCACCTTCCTCCGCTAATTCTGTTGCCCTTGAATAATTTTCCATCAACTTAATAAAACGGACATAGTGACGATTACCTGCGATAGTCTGTGCTATATTCTGTTTTTGTTGCCCACTTAAAGCACTCCAGTTTTTATCTAATTCGGCGAGTACATCTTGCATATTTTTCATTTCGCCGTTCTCTTTTCTAATTTCGTACCCCATATTTGCTATTTGGTCGGCAGTACCGTTAATATTACCACCAAGACGAGCATAAACCATACGCAACGCACGACCCGCAGTACCCGCCTCTTCACCGGCCTCAAGCATAACGGCTGACATAGCCGCCATAAATTCAAAACTGTCACCTGCCAAGTCAGCCTGTGATGCGAAATTAGTTAGAGTTTGTACCAAATCACCTTCAAGAGCAACCGACCTGTTAGCAATCGTGTTAAGAGCATCTAAAGCATCCGCCATGTTGTGAGTTAAAACTACATCTTGTTGCTTTAAAGTCATAGCCTGTATCTGTGCTTGGCTATAATCACCATAGAGGATGCCTGTCTGTTGTTGTAGTTTGATAATACCTTTCTGTGCTTCTTCAACTGTTAAATCCGAAATCTCCGATAATATGTTAGCCTGTTTAACTAACAAATCTACATTCTCTTTACCTACAATATTAGCAATTTGCGCCGCCCTTGAACCTGCGGCTAATGCCTCAGTAGCAGTATTGTTATACTGTAAACCAATATCAACTATCTGTTGTTGCATTCTTTCTAAATCGCCCTCGCCGTAAAATTTTTCAAACTCTACTTTAGCCCTACCAAACTCAATTGCTAATTCTTTAGTAGCGTCTACTGCTCTTTCAATAAACATACCTATGTCTTCCATAGGTTTTAGAATAGCCTCGAAAGTATCTAATTGAACAGACTTCATTACTGTTTGTAAGGAACGAGCATCCGACAAAAACCTTTCAGCATTAAACTGTGCGGCTATGTTAAAGAATGCTTGGGATGCGCCTATTCGTGTCATATTATCATCCCCCTGTATATTATGGTAAGAAGCCGCCTTGTTTTAATAATTCGACTGCGCCATCGTCGGTCAATTCTTGGCGAGCCTGTCTTCGTTGGCGTTTTCTTGATTCCATAGTTGCGCCGTCTTTATTTGAATCTCCCTGTGCTTCTTTAACTTGGTCGTGTATCTCGTTAAGAATCGCAAGGTCATATTCAAATCGTCGCATACCCCCCTTAACTGTGTATTTTTCCAAAAGGTCGGATGGTAATACACCTTTAAAGGATGAGCAAAGTGCGGGGGCAACCTTACTCAAGAGTCCAAAGGGATGCTACCATCACCTTCTACTGCATCACCACGCACAAACTCATAAATCTCCATGATTGTATCACGGTCAATTAAGTTAATATCAACTTCATCTATTATACAAGCAGGTACTAAGTGGTATAATTGGTCGGTCATGCCCGCCCCTGCATCTTCAAGGGCTACCAAAAACTCTTCTTGTTGTTCGTCAGTCCATGCGTCTTGGTCTACACCAAAATGCTTAAACTTACGGAAGGTTTTAGCCAAAATGGTTTCAAACCTTAGTCGTTCCATGCCGGATGCTTGACGCACCCAAATTTTTCTTGTTCCTAAATCAAACTGTTTTTTTAGTACTGTCATTTTTCTTCACACTCTTACTTTTCTTTGCTTTACTTTTCTTTGCAGGTGTTTTCTTTTCCACCTTAACTTCAACCTTCGGTTCTTCAACCTTTGGTTCTTCTATGACTGGGGCTTCTATCTTTGCCCCTTTTGTTAATATGATTGAGGCAGTCTTGCCTATCTTAATTCCTTTTGACTTTTGCATCTAAATCACCCTCAAAGACCGGAATATCTACCATCGCTTGTGTTACCAGTCTTGAAAGTAACTCGGCTCATTTGTCCGTTATCATCAACAAGAGCAACAAAGTTCAAAGACATAGTGCTTGAGTCACGACCACTTACATTCATTGAAGGTGCTTCCCATCGAACCTTGAACAACTCGACAGTTAATCCTACGGCTGAACCTTGATTGAATTGTAGTTTGATAGCAGGTGCGCCCGCCGCCGTACCATCGTATTCTTCACCGCCAGTAGCAGTAATCAATTCGTATTGCGGGTCTTGGTTTGCACCACCGAGAGCAGTTCCGATTGAAGGTCTTGAGAACTCAACTGAACCTGTAATTTCTCTCATTTGCATTTCCGGTTGCCTAACATAAGTTCTGTTACCGATTGAACAAGCATCATCAGTATTTAGATTTGTGTTCCATTCGATTGACATTGACTTAATGTTTGAAGAAGCAACGGCGGTTGCGTTGTCGGATGAGAAAGTAACTGTTCCTTCCGCAAAGTGCAATCCTTCAAGAGTAGCACCTGCAAAGGTAGGGGATGCGTTGAGTGAAGATACCGCACTCTCAGCCTTACCGTTGTAATCGACAGACATTGTAGCGTATTCACCAACGCTACCACTTACTGACAATCTACTTAGACACATACCTGTGTAGGTATGTTCTTTATCCTCTCGACCAATTTCAAGAGTAAAGGAAGGTAAAATCATATCTTTCACTTCTGTCCAAGTGTGGACATTAGCGGCATATGAGTAACCTGCGGAAGCAGGGGGGTTAGCGGTGTTGTCACCGTATAGACCGTAAAGAACCATACCACAAAAGTCGTCGGCTTGGATAACCAAGTTAAGACCGCCTTCGGAATATTCTTTTCCGTTTAGCGACTTGGCCGCACCGTATCGGCTCATATCGCCTCTTGTCATTAGGTCAAAGGATGGGGAGATTGATTCATCATCAACCTCTCCGAATTGTTTTGCACTTGCACCTGCTGATGCAGTACCGTAACTTCTTACACCAGTACTTGTGGTGTGTTCGGGGGTTATACTTACATATCTATTTGCGAAATTAGACGACATTGTGGGTTCACCTATGTATCGCTACATCCGGTTTGTTATTTGAAGGTTATTACCGATGCAACATATTTAAGCGTCGCATATACTGGTATTCAAATCTATGAATGCACACCACTTCGTCGTCATCCATTTTTGTATCAAAGGATGCCGAATAATTAATTAAACTGTCTGTGTTGCCTTCTAACCCTGTGTTTGTATAGATTTCATCAAAGGCATCTCCGCCTATTTCCATACCCATTCTGTAAGCGTTTTTGTAGTCAGTTCCACGAGTTGTAACAAATAAAGTAATTGTGTAGTTTTGGTCTATTCTTGTTCCGCCTAATGTTTCAAAATCCGGCGAGGTTAATTCTCTCAAGACTATGTGTATTGTAGGTGGTGCTAATCGACTTACCATACCGGATGATACATCGTACCCATAGACAATTGAAGAATCATCTACAAAGTTTTTCAAATACATTCTTTTACTGTTGCGAAGTAAATCTCTAATAGAAAATGCCATTCTCATAAGTGAATCTGTGACAAATGGGGATGTAGACATTTCATCGGGACTAAATGCACCATGAGTAGAAACATAAAGATTATGAAAAGTAATTGAAGAATCATTACCTTGCCCATTACCCCATCTAATTGCTTTGACTGCCGAACCAACTATGGCATCTACTTCAATGACCTTTGAAGTTCCTAAATCATCTTCAATAATTTCATTAATGTAAATTTTTGCTTTACCTGCACTATTAAGTGTTAATCTTAGAATAAGAGGTTTTGCTTCAAAACCACCGGCTAATGTTAAATCTAAACCAGTAATTAATGTTGTTGTCGAAGCACCCGCACCACCACTTCCGTCGCCATGCACAATCTTTAGTTTATCAGCCGTTCCATTGGATTGAATCTGTATTCTATGTGTACTGTTAGCAACAAAAAGTATCTCTTTATCTTCGGCCATAATCTTATCGGCTACTGGATAATGTATACACATTACTACGGTATAATCCTCATTACTTGGTACATTAGTCCATTGTTGCCAACCTACTAAAGCCGGATTTGCGGAATATGGAACTGTTATTTTCCAAGAACCGTCAGCATCACTACCATAACCGGCGTTTGAACCCGCTACCATTGTAAAAACTTCGTTATCTTGACCGCCATAACTTGATGCTTGAGCAGGGTCGCCACCGTTCCATCGTGTAGTCCAAAATTGGGTCGTAGTGGCTATGCTCATGCGAAATCCTCCCTTAACTTTAACATTATAGCATCTTGTATTTCCGGTTGCACTTCGGCAAATGCCTTTGCCAACCAACCTATACCCTCGAATCCTTTGTAGATGGGATTTGCTTTTGCATTTATGAAATTACCAATACCAGTATTACCTATCGCAAAAGACGGGGAAGGTTTAATTGATTTAAATGTAAATGGGTACGGGAAATCTCTAATCCCAAATTCAAGAATTAATGCTAATTTACCACCACGAGAACCGCTTACTCCGCCATCATCCATAGGTTCGCTACCAAATCTAACTTGTGCTTCACCGCCCGCCGTAACTCCTATATCGACTGCGATAGAATCCGCTACTTCTTTAGACATTACTCGATGTCTTTGTGACGATTCTCTCATAATATATGATTGTGTTTTATTGGCTTGCTTTCTTAATGCTTCTTTTATTGCATCGGCCATAGATTTACCCGCATTATCTTCCATAAATCCGATAGCCCTATTAACTTCGGTAAAATCCCAAGATGATACAACTTTACCACTACTACTTTGTAGCGTAGTATTTAGATTAGGAAAGTATCTTCTTGCCATCAATTAACACTTCCCAAATGCGCTAATCTTTTTAATTCTTCCATAGCCCTTTGTCTTAGGACATTAGAACGCAAAGGGTCACTACCGGATGTATGAAATGCCGTATCGTCTTCGAGATAAATTGACGCTGATAAATCACCGCATATTTCTTTAAGAACTGCGGCATCGTTTCCAGTAGCACCAGTTGGTGCGGCTCGCCCGTAATCTCGAAACTCTTGGTCTATAAAAACAGTAGCACGACTGATAGCACTTGTTATTCTTGATGAAGCACGAGTTCGTTGTGCTGAATCTAAGCCTAATCTTATAGCCACATCCGCTTCTGTACAATAACTCATTTAATCACCCCATCATTATGCTTATGTCTATTCCTACTGCCACCGATAAAACCGATAATAATATTTTTACTGTTGTATGTAATTTTGCTATTGATACCATCATTTCAGTCTGTGCATCGGTAATCTTTTCAAGCATTTCATCGTGCTTATCTAACCTCATTTCAATGTTTTCAAATCTTACTTGTGATGCACCAGTCCTACTCATTCAATCACTTCCTCAAGTCGAGCAATCAAATCAGCCTTGACACCATCAGCGTCAATCCCATGTTCCTCGCATAGAGCAACAAGTTCCGCTTTCTTCATTTTCTTGACTTGAGATAGGGAAGGTAGGTCTTTAGCCATTTCCGCCATTTCTAATACTTCGTCAAGTGTTATTTTTCCATCCGCCATATATTTCTTGTATAACTTATAGCCACGCTCTACTGCGACTATACTTACACCGATTGCTAATAATGCTATTTCTATTTCCATGTTATTCATCTCCTTTGTATTCTATTTGCTTTACCGCCGAAGTCGGGATAAATGTGAAAGGCTTGCTTTCACCCACCCTATAAACTGCATACCCATGTGGTGTTTCTTCAATGTTTACATTAATATAGCACCTTTCGGGGGGCAAATAGACTATTTTTCCTTTTCTCATTTTATCACCTAACATACCACATATAATTGACCCCACGCTGACGCTCGCCAACCCCTATCATCAAAATAATAATCGGATGGATTTGCGCCACGAGCCGGAACATCCCACAAGAACTCATTATTAGTTTCAACCCACCATTTAGCAGTATCAACAACATCCCCCATTGTCACATCATTTTCACCCACATTTGTTATTACTAAAGCCGCATCATCACCCGTTGGTGCGGGAACACCCACTAAAGTAATTGCGTGATGCCCTAAATTGCCTCTTGTATTCAGTCTTCTTTCTATTCCACCTGCGGGGTCAGTCCAGCCTCTATAAAGATATTGTTCGGGTAAAATCACTTGACTACCAAATGATACCGCCCCATCTTTCCCACTTAGCATACCTGCTAAATCATGGCCGATAAATGCGTTGTTTTGTCCTGTGCAAGTAATCTGTGTTATCCCTTGTGGTAAATCCCTACCGTTGCATGGATAAGGAACAAGTAATGTTAATTTCCTACCTACTGTTGGGGCGGGAACATCAATTAGACCCTTAAAAGCCGCACCACCATTGAGTGCGCCCGTAGCGGTAAAATCATAATTTTGAAATATAGATGCACTCATACCACTCCATGCTTGACCTACAACACCCGCTTTAGCGGTGCAATCAGTATTAGATGCACATACGGCAATAGTAGTATTCATGTTTATTGTAGTGTTGTCATTGACAAATTCTACAACTTCACCTGCACCACCGCCACCACCCGCAATAGTGATAGTTTTAGTAGCCCCTGTTCCCGATGCAACAACACCTGCACCTACAAAATTAAGAGTAGTCGCAGTAGTGGCTAATGTCACACCTTCGTCTTGAACTGTTACACCACCACCACCACCGCCACCTGCGAGTAGGTTGTGGTGAGTACCTGCACTATCAGTATAGTAGAGGACTGTTGGACTGTCATTACTCGACCATATAGCATTATTAGTACCTGTACCCGCACCTGCGGCATAAATTTGATTAAACATCATCCAACCAGTAGACAGATAAGCCCCTTCGTCTAAAAGTAATTTATCATTACCTGTCCAAGTTTCAGTCACTACTAACATTTTAGAGTGTGAATGAAATGCGCCTCCATCATAAGAAAATTGAATATGCCCTTTAACTCCATGAGAAGGAGTTATGCTAAATGCTTCACAAAGTAATGATGTGTAAACACCATCCGCAACTTGTACAAAATTCCATGACCCTCTAATAGTGGGTCTTGTAGTACATGAGATAGTAGTTGTTCCTGTGTCTACTGCTGATATTTCATCCGGTGTTTTTGAACCTTCAAGATTAACCCCGTAATCAACCGTTAAAGAATTTACACAAAGATTTCTTCTTGCCGGAATTATTGCTTTTCTTGAGGAATTACCGGATGTGTTTTCAAAGATAAGATTATTCCACCTAACCCTAAATCCCGAAGGATAATTAGCATAGTCACCATTAACAGGTACTTTTAAATTAGCATCTGTTACATCAAAAACCCATGTAGATTCTCCGGTATCAAAATATGTAGTTATTAATGCAAAATCAGTCATGTTATCAAGACGGAATATTTTTTTAGTGTTATTTCTCTTACTACCTCCACCACTAACCCATGTTGGTACAGTAGTAGTTTCTTTAAATTTGTAAAACTTTACTTGTCCGTGAATATCCGAAGTCGGTGTTGCATAATCGCATGAATATGCACCGCCTTTTAATTCAACTATTGGATATATCCCATCGTCAAAATACATACTACCGCCGGAAGTATTAGTAATTTCCATTGTTATCGTATCACGATTCTCAAAGGTTTGATTATCACCACATTTAAAATATCTATTACCCGAACCCCCTATGAAAACATTTGTGAGGACTATTTTTCCATTACCAGTTGTATTTTTTATTTTTGAATCTAATGTTAGTAAACTGCCGGATGCTGAATTAATATTAAGAATTTGTCCTTTCAAATCAATAGCAGGGTCATAAGTAATAGTAATATTGCTACCTGCCGCTTCGTTAGCCATACTGCTACCTCCGGCGGCAGTAGTCATAGTCATAACGCCCGAAGCAACGCTTTGTATTTGGTATGTATCGTTATTGGCCGCATTAGCGCAACCTGTGACTGTCACAACCATACCTGCTTTAAAACCTATTGTAGATGGTTGAGGACTACCTACCGGAGAAACTACAAATTGTCTTGATACCGCCGTAATGTCAAACTTACCTATCATTTCTACTTTGTTATATCCACTATAAGTAGTAAGCGTGGAAAGAGCAACAGTCGCACCGCTAAGTTCACAAGAACCATAACCTAAACCGGCGGCGAGAGTAGTGGGGTGGCCGAAGTGAACTGTATCGTTTGCCGTTGGTGCAGTATTAGCCCCTGTACCATCGGCGTTATCAGCCCAATTAGCGGCAGTACTAAAAGTAGGGGTAGCCGTATAATTAGCAATCCAATATCTATTAGCCATTAATCATCAACTCATGTAAGGCGGGTGGTCGTCTTGCCGGTAGCAAAGGCTGAACCCGATGCTTCGGCAATCAAAGCCACCGCCTCATCAGCCCGTTGCTGATAAGTGATGATTTGTTGCTGAAACCTGCGGTCATAAACACTTTGCATATCTTCACTATAATATGACGGTACAGTATCAACAAGAATATTAAGACAGTCTAAACAGACTAAGAATTTGATTGCACTTTCTTTGAGGGTAGTATCGACTGCGTTAGCGGCACTAACACCGTACTTAGTACCTCGTGCTTGTTTATTAATTTGAGCAGTCCTAATTGTAATTAACTGGTCTACGGTTGCGTTATTCAAACCTCTCGGTCTGTTAAGCAAATCCCGAATATTCTCAATTGTGACTGCCATCAGTAACACCTAAGCCCCATTTGTCGTTAAAATCTTTTGGAACATCAAGTACTACACATTCTTTTGGAGGATTGGTTGTTCTACCCATTAAGTAGACTAATTTAGTGTTTGCTATCATGTGAGCAAATTCACTATTAGGAATCCAATAAACTGTTCCGCTTTCAAGAAGTTGTACTGGGTGTCCTTCACCTACTCTTGAGGAAGGTAAAGCAAGTCTAAACATATAGCCGTTGCCATCGTGCCAGTATTTGAGCCTATGCTCAAGTTCAGCCACAGTAGCGTTCTTGGGAATAGATATTCCCTTTTGCTTTAACTTCTTTATCAAAGTTGCTTTAGTCACTTAAAGACCTCACAGACAACCTGTGATTGTACAGATACGGTTAGTTTTACCTGCCGCCGCCCCGTCTTGGGTTTCGTGAATAACTGTTCCCATGTAAGAGGTAAGTAGCCATGAGAAACCAACACCCTCGATACGAGTTAGTTCAGTCTCTTGGAATCCGTCACCGTTGTAGGTAAAGAACTCAGCAGTCTCAGCACCCTTAACCATAAGAATCGCACCAACTGTACCTACACCACCGGCAGGGATAGCGTTACCTGCACCGTAGTCACGAGTGTAGTAAACATCAAGGGAAACCATTGAGTTTAGTCTCTCTTGTAGTGACATTAGTACATTGGTGTATAGACGAGTGTTCATCATGTCGGCTCTTAGTTCAGCAGGTAGAACCAATGCTAATCTTTCGTTGCCGGAAACTCTTGCGTTCTTGAAAATCAAGTCCATAGCGTTTAGAATATCCGCTTCGGGGTCAGCACCACCGGCACTCCAAAGAGCAGTAGCGGCTTGTGCTTGACCTGCACCTGCAACCAACTTTGTTAGGATGTGGTTGTCAATCAAATCGGCTCTTGCTTGGATAATTGCCATTTGTTGTCTGTTCATGTTTTCCCAAGTTTCGCCTCTAAGTAGAGTGGAGTCAAGGAAGACACATCGACCTTGACCCTTCTCAAGTTTAACTGAGTAGTTGGAAGTTCCAATCATGGTCGGGTCTACAACTGCGTTATCATCCAATGGATATTTGAAAGTTCCTTCGCTACCTGTGTACCAAGTGAAAGACAACCATCCAACGGTTCTAACACCAACAAGTTGTGTTCCGATTGCGATAGTGGTTGATTGTAGTTGGATAAAGTCTCTTAGAGTTTGTTCCAATACTGAATCGGCTTTACCGAATGGGCTAAGTTTAGGTGCTACAAGAGCATCCGCTTTTACTATTTGTTCTAATGTTTCATTTGCCATATTAATCATCTCCTATATTTTTTATTTATTTTCCTCAAGCACTCCTACAAAGTACTGGTATTAAGTCTCCTTCGACAGATGTGTAAGATTCACCCATGTAATATCCTACAAACTTAGCACCTGCGGAAGTAGTTGATACTCTTCCGTTCTCAGCCGCCGCACCTGCGGTGTGGACATAGATTGATTCACCCATTGTCAAAAGACCTGCGGTGTGAATTGTAAGGTATTGAACACCCGACAATGGTACGACTGTTACTGTTGCATCAGCCGCCGCCTCTAAGTTACCTGCCGCATCACGGCTTGATTCGTCTATTGTTACTGCGACTGGAATATCAGCCTTGTCAGTTGTTACTTCTATGTTTGCGCCGTTTCTCTTTACCAACAATCCTTTTTGTGCAAAGGTTGTTCCTAAACTGTCAGCATTTACTGGGGTTAATCCGCTATATGTTACCATTTTTCATCATCTCCTATTTTAGTTATTTAGTTCCTCATACAATTTGGCTCTTGTTTCGTCTACTCCGGTCATTACACCATTGTAAGCGTTTACCCAAGAATTGTAGCATCTTGCGTAGAGGGATTCGGGAACTTCCATTTTCTTGCCGTTGAAGTAACTTGCTACAACTGGCTCGGAAGGTGTTTCAGTAGCCACAACTGGCTCACTTGAAGCAGGTTCAGCAGGTGTCATTTCGACAACTGGCTCGACTACTGGTGCAGGTTGGGATGCTTCCCAAGATGCAATCATCGAAGTTAGAGTCTCAGTAGAGAACTCATCGTGTCCTTTGATGCCAAGTTCAGTTGCTTTGCTGACAAGAGCAACACGAGCCTCTTCTGCTCTTGCTACTTCTGCCGCTTCAAATTCTGCTATTCGTGCTTCTTTTAGTGCGAGTTCAGCCTTTAGTGCTTCCATGTCTTCGGAAGCGATAACTGACTCGGATTCAATAATTTGTTCTTCGGTCATTTTATTCACCTGCGACTGAACCATGCTACCATCGGGTTGATACTTAAAACTTTCATTTGCCTCAACCCTAACTGCTTTTTCAATATTAGCCTCTTGGTACGCCGGTTTGTGTACTATTGCGAGATGGTCGAATTGGAAATCGTCAGCGAACCACATGGTCGGGCGACCCCCCTCTTCGTCGGATTCTATTATCTCGGAAGGTATACCTGTTCCGCCGATAGATACTCCGTATTCCGGCTTCATCCATAGACCCGACTCAAGAGCCTCAAACAGTTCTGTTCTGTGAACTTCGGCTACATATTTTACTACATATCCGTTAGGTCGTGCTATGTACATAGCCTCAGTAACAGTACCTACTACTGCCTCGTCTACTCCACCATCCATATTACGGCGGAATCTACCCATCTCGGACTTAGGATGATTTAGTGTCACATCAGCACCTATCATTTTTCTTGTAAGTTCGGATGCAAGTTCCGGCGCAATAGCCCAGTTGTTTTTGTTTACACCATCATGGAATGCTATTCCACTAATTCTAACAAAACTTCTACCTGTTGATGCTTCAACTACTGTGTCGATACTGTCTATTTGAATATCACAAGTAACTGCTACTCTAACGCACATTTCGCCTTTCTTTTCGTAACCCTCTTTACAAGAGCCACCTTCACTATGATAGGATGCTTCTTTTTCCTTTTTCTTATCATAACCTTCTACTTTAAATTCGTGACCGTCATGTGCGGCCATACATTCCTCTTCACTATATCCCATTTCTTGACAACGGCTCATGTATTCGCCATGAGTTTCGTCACTTCTTGGAGTTGGTTCGGCGGCCTCTTTGGAGATAGGTACACAATTAGGTACTTCTCTACCGTTTTTCATCTTCATACCGTATTGTTCGTAGCCTTCGGTACATGGGTCGTCTTTGTCTTTTGCTTCATGCCCAGTACAACCGCATCCGCAGTCTTCGGCCTTTTGTCCACAATCGCCCATATCGGCTGATACGGTATCGTCTGTTTTATTAAACTCACTACTCATTTTATTTACAGGTGTTTTACTCCACATTTTACAAGACCAATAACCTGCTTTTGTTTTATCCTTTTTCTCGGAACAGTTATGCCTATCACGGAATGCCTTTCTTCTCTTAGGGTCGTCACGCTTGATTTCCATGTTAGGGTCGCCAAAGCGCACGATAACTACATTACCACTTTTGTTCTTTACATATACTGCGAATTTCTTAGCACCGCCCTTTGTACGGAACGGTTTGTTAAGTGTTACTTTACGCCCTTTGTATTCGGCGGCGGTTGCTTCTACGCCCCAATCTTCGTATTCTTCGCTTGCTTCAAAATAAGAATTACATACGGCGGCTCTTTGCTTTTGGTCGGGGAACTCATTATTCATTTTCTCATCTCCCATACATCGGCTAATGAAATCATCACGACTCTCATTATCAGTAGGTGTAGGCATTTCAACATCTCCAAACTTCTTTATTATGACTCATAATATGCTCAAAAATGTCTTCGGGCATATTAGGGGATATATCGTCTAACTTTTCAACTTTCGTATAACCAAGTTTAGTTACAACCTTGATTAGATTTTCTTTTTTAGAATCTTCGATTGGGTTGATAACTGTTACTTTGATACTATCTTTTAGTAATCGAGATTCGTTTCTTTTTTCTAATAAGAATGAATGTAGACCTTTGTTCCTGTGTTCTTTTCTAATGTATGTATTACCTACTAATACTATATCATCGGTTATTCTAAGAGAACCAGTATAGGCTATAACTTCATCTTCGTGGTACAATACCCAAAAGGACATTTTATCAAAGATTGGAGGATAACCTTTGTCGCTTGCAGTAGGTACTTTACTGCCCCAAACTATTTCTAAATCAATATGTGTTAAGCCGGACACTACATACATGAAATCACTTTCTCTTGGTGATAGGTTTCTTTTCAGTTGTACTTTCTAACTTTATCTTCTCAATTTCTTGAGCGTGTTTTTGAGCCGAAGTTTTCATTTCATTCATATGTGCTTGAGCAACCTTCTGTAATTCAATGTTATGCTCATCCATAGCAGTCTTAAGTTCTCTTTCGTGCTTTAATCCAATCGGTATATTATCAACTTCTTGCGATTGTTCGGACTCCCACATACGGAGAACAGTTTGTAGTGCAGGTGCGGCTACACCGCCAATAATTGCGATAAGTGCAATAAAGCCGTCAAGGTTTTGAAGAACTACATCGGGCTTCCAAATACCCATACCTACTACTGCGGCACAAGCCAACAACCAAAGATAAATTGCCGGTTTAACTGTTGATGAAACCATCTTGTCATTGAAACTGTGACCTTTTTGACTCATTTTTATTCCTCCATCATCTCACTTTCGTCGGGTTGCGCTTCTTCGGGTTCTTTGTTCTCATTTTCACGAGGCAACTCGCCCGTTGATTTATCGTTAGTCGGCGTGTTATTTCTGTATTTGCCTAATTCGCCCCTTTCGGCAGGTAAACCTAAGTCTTCACGAGCCTCATTTAATGTAGTTAAACCTGCGTCGTAAGCCATTGTAACTCTCCTTGTATGTTCAAATGGTGACTCTTCATCCATAGGCTCAAAAACTAACTTTGGTAAATCAGCCATAGTATGATTAATACCTAATAATTCAAGATGCTTAGAGAATAGTTGGCGGATAGATTGAGCCAAGATTGCTTGTAGTCTACGGATTGCCTGTACAGACCATTGACTTGCATTGTATGTAGCGGCGAAGGTTGAGCCTCGCTCTTGACCCATAGATACTCTTGGTACATGAAGTACTGATGAAATATCAGCGTTTACCGAATCTAAGAAGCCGGAGTTATCGGGGATAGTATTCTTCAAGTCCACAAACTCCATATTGACATAGTGCGGTAGGATAGGAACTTGGTCGGCTCTTAGTCCGTCTAACAAAGTTCCGATTGAATCCATGATATAGTTAAGCCTCTCCTGTTGTTCGTCGGGGTCTGTGATACCTTCAATTGCTTCCGCACCTATTGTGATGTATTGTTTGGTTAGACTGTCTTCTAAAGCGATACGATTATTCATACTGTTATACTTTGCTCGGATAGCCTGTTGTAATGATTCAAAGCGGGATGCGCCCCAAACACCGTAAGTCCATCGGCCAAGTCTGTCTCTAAACCAGTATGAACGGTAGTCTATTCTTATGTGTAGTATTTCCGAAGCGGCAAACTCCATAACATCTCGACCTTGTTCTCGTAAAATGTATTTTTTTGCCTCCATAATAGCGTTATCTTTGTCTGTTTGCGTGTTGGCCGGTCTATCATCAAGAATTGTCATTTGAGCAATAGGGAGGGATTGTATCTTTGTTATTCCAACCCCCGATTTACCTACCAATTTTGACATATCATTACCGTAAACCATCAAATTTCTCATACCATTTATCAGTAAATCGTCAAAATCAATAACTTCTTGGGTCAAAGATTTTATTGCATTACGGATAGATGCGTTTTTGCCACCTTCTAACTTATATTTGTTAGCAGTTAAGGATATTGTTCTTACTGCGCCATTAAGTTCGGGGTCGTAATTTAACATACTGTCAAACAAATCAAATTTATTTGAGTAATCTTGAGTCTTTCTCATGTCTTCTGTGTTCTTTACTATGTCCTCTATACCTGCCGCTATGAAAGCAAAAGGTGTTTCACCTTGCCTACTTGAAGTTGCATAAGTAGGTATGCTTATTTTTTCAGCATCTTTGGTAGATGCAGTCCAAGAAAAAGGGTTATACCACGCCATGACCTGCGCTATAAACGATTCGCTACTTTAACATTCTCCGCTTTTTATATCGTTTATATATTAAAAAGCCTGTAAAAGTCCAAAATAATACCTCTAAGATTACCAAACCCCATGAAATCGCCTTAGTTTCCGGTACTGTGTAGCAAAAATTAAAGATTTCATCGTAACAAACTGTAAATTCTTCACCTTTGAAAAGCGCATCAAACACTTCTCCTATGTTATCCCCATCAACCTCATCCGACATAACTCTCAAATAGTAAAGTAGAAGTTATGATGTATTATTATTATCACAAAAAGCCCACATACTTACTATTCGACGGTCTTCGACGATTAATGCCTTTTGGTTTGGAATTAGTTTTACTCTTGTTCCATCCACCAGTAATACCAGTAACCATAGGCATACCGCCCGAACCTTTAGGTTTGAATTGGTCTATTGCATGAGCGAGAGCCATGACAGTATCGTTATGCTTGCCGACATCTACTATCTCGCCATTTTTCCATACATGGTTTTCTAATTCATCCAGTATGATACCGACTTTCTTTCTTATTTCATCAGTTCCAAAGGGGAATACTACAAGTTCTCTTTCAAACCAAACTCTTAATCTATTCATCAATCCTTGCTTCAATCCCTTGTTAGATGCCTTTGATGGTCGATAATCAAGATGGCCTCCCTTCTGTTCGATAATAGTTTCGTATAATCTTTGGAAACCTACATCCTCAGCCGCCACAGGTGCTTTGAAGTGTTTTGCCCACTCGATAATCATGTCGGCTTGCTTGTCCGGCGGGAAGTCATTTTTGCGCCACATATCAACAAAATGCACATATCCTTGCTCATCTTGCCGTAAGCATATTAAGACGGAGTAATCTTTGCCTATACCATGAGCAGGGTCGAATCCTACTATGAATCGGGAACTATCATCGAGTTGAACATTCATACCTCCAACGGAGTTTATGTCTATGTTTTTACGGATGAGATGCCTGTTGAAGACTTGGGAATCATCATCCACGACCTTACACAAATACTCTTGAGCGAAGGCGAGGTCGTCGTCAATGCTGATTTTTTGTTCCAAGAGAAACTCGACAGGTCTAAATTCCGGCCACAAGGGTTCGAGTGATACATTATCGGGGTCAGCCTTCCATTCATCCCAGTTGGGAAATGCCGACCATGTTTTTGATTTCCATACCTGCTTTGCTCTTTCGGATAACATTTCCGTAGCATACAAGTCAGTATGTGACATAGGCGTACCTACTACAAAACAAGATGTATTCGGGTCAAGCATTGGTGTAACTACTTTCTTGAACCACTCTCTAACGGAGTCCATAGTCATATCCCCCATCTCAGCGAGTACATCGTCAAGTGCTACTACTGCGGGGTGTTCGCCTCTAATCGCTGAACCTACACCAGTTGCTTGAATCCAAGCACCGTTAGTAAACTGTATTCTTTGTTTGTTAGACTTACGCTCGTCGAGATACTTTCGTAATTCGGGGTGTCGGCGCATATCTGTTTTGATTTCTTCAAGACGGTTTGTTGCCTGTCGAATCGAGGCGGAGAATAACCATATCTCCATAGGGTTGCCGTTGCGCTTCTCGAATAAACACATATGTAATAGTTTTACTCGGAGTGTAGCGGATTTGCTATGAGAACGAGGCGCAATAATACAGACACGGTGGACTGATGCCCCTTGTCTGTCGCCATACATATTCATCCACTCTTCTATGTGGTCAGCCCATTTGTATTCGGGCGATAGCCATTCGTAAAAATGTTTAATATCGTGTCTTGACCTTTGTAGGTGGAAGTTAGGCATTACCATGTTATCACTCTCTTATTATTCGTAGGTAGCCACAATAGACCATGCGCTTTTCTTTTTTATCCCATTGTTTGCATGATGTATAACAAGCAAAGGTTTCCCTACCACAATTACTGCATTTTCTACGGTTGCGGTATAGGAGTTGCGAAGGCAATCAATCACTCTCCGTAATAGGTGCGAATAGTGAACCAATGTAACCTTGTTCTGTATCAATGAAATAGGCGGCTAAACCTGCCTTAGCCATAGTGTAGCCGGAACGAGCATGGTATCTGTCGTGACCTGCTAAGGATGGCATTTGCATAATTAATACGCCATCTTTTTCATGTAGTCTTTGATGGTGTAAGTGTCCGTGAAACCATATCTTATGCTCACAAGCACCCCACTCTCTCCTTGCTTCGACTGCCATTAGACTACCCATACTGATTTTCTTATTCAATCCGTCACCATGAGTAAAGCCAAGTAAGTTATTACCGTAGGTAATGTAGCGTCGATTGTTTGGAGTAATCATAATATTAACATCATCACAGTCCTCATAGGCGGCTGATAGATACATCATTAGTGCTAATGAGGAATGCCTGTCGTGATTACCTGCCATCATTACGATTTCGATAGGTGCTATTTGTCTCAGTAAGTCAATATGCTCACGAGCCAGTTTACATCCGGTGATTAGTATTTCAGCAGGTGAACCGCACATATCTTGCGGTGTACCTTTGGTAGTAGTACCTGCGTCGTTATCTACATGAAACCAATCACTACCTGCGCCCACATAGATTTTTTCGGGCGTAGATGGTATGCGGGATATTAATTCTTGGGTCTTGGTAAAAAGTCGGTGCTTTGCTTCCTCGAAGTTGTAACTTTCTCCGACTTCATCAACCCATCCCCCTTTACCCCAATGGAAATCTGTTGGGCATACTACGAGAGCGTAGGGATTAGTTGCTTCGGGGAACTTAAGTTTTGGTACTTTAGTAGCCGCCTTCTTTAGTTCGGGCAAATGATTTAGGAAGTTAATCTCCAGTTCACGCCAGTTAGTAGCGTCTTTAACAAGTTGAGCGTGTTCTTTCTTGGCGAGTTTGCCGGTCATAGTATGACGACGAGCCTCAACGAGTTCATTTAACACCCAATCTTCTTCATCCTCCATGATTTGTTCATTAGTCATAGGGATAGTATTGCGTGTAAACTTGTGTATGCGTCGATACTGGTCAAAATGCGAGCGTGGTATATTGTACTTGGTACAAATTGATGCGATAGGCATACTGATTGGTGCGGCATAATCAAGAATCATCTCTCGGTGTTCATCACCGGACATTGAGATTTGACCGGATATAAGTTGCGTGGTGTAGTGGTCGAGTTCTTCGTCATAGTAATATGTACCTGCGTCACTTTGGTTTTGGTTCTGTGTTTTAATTAAGTACATCTCCCATCCCTTAACTGTTTTTTGGGGATAGTGTTTGGCTAAGAATCGGGCGAATGCGATTCTTGAGGGATGGTCGTTAATGTCGTGCTTACTTAGGATTTCGTGTGCTTCCATTGTACTAACGGTAGTCACGCCACTTTATGAATGTTTTTCAAAAAAAAATTTTCAAAATTTGTGCGGTGCTTGGCTGACGCTATATGTGTGTGGTCTTAAATTTTTGGCGACCCTTTCATAATAGGGTTTACACTAAGAGAAAAAGAGAGCCACTCCCACGCTTGAGAGCGTGAGAATGACTCAATCATTACCATACCTACCTTGACCTTAAATCATAGCCCTCCTTCTCATTTAAACGATGTTTTTTGACTGATTCTATGGGGTGTGGCCTTACTTTTTTGGTACTGCTTCTTTGAATTGTTGGAATACCCAACCACAATCCCCACACGGCTTAACAAGTGGGTTTTTCTCAGCCTCTTGACATATCACACATGAGTCGCTCTCATGTTCCGCCCTTAATTCAATAATCAACTCTTCCGGTTCTAATCCACCACGCTTAGCCATCAGTAATCACCCATTCTCATATCGTCAATTCTACAATCAATGTGACTACTATATGCGCTTTCGTAACAATCCTCACAAGTGCATCTTGTTCCGTCTCGGTTCTCTTTGAAGTCATACCAACAACATGAACAAAGGGTAAGGCCATCTTGAGCCGAACCCTCGCACCACATTTGGTCGCCCTCTTCTATTATTTCCTCGCAGTCATCGCATTTTATCTCTTCATTACTCATTTAAAATTCACCTCTTCTCTTTGCTTCGGCTACCTTAAGGATAAGTTGGAAACATGATTTGCATAAGTATAGTGTTGTACTGTTATCGCTTCCATCAGTCTTCGCAAATGTTATTGATTCAACATTGGTATCATCACAAGTTAGGTTTGATACCTTGTGAATTTCACATGATGGGAACATCTCTCTCATCAATGATTTTAATTCGCCCATTTGCTTTTTTAATTCGTCTACTATTGCTTGCCCTTCTCGGTGTAATTCTTCTCTCACCATGACATCCCTACTACTATGTAGTATATGAACAAATCCCTTATTTCATTCATCGAGTAAGCATTTACGCTGACCGTCATTTGAATGCAATAATCAACTCATTGTTTGTTTATCATGTGTTGCTCATATATCGCCCTAACTGCATCAAACAATTCCGGTTGTTTATACATCGGCATAAACAAAATCCGAGCATCCTCTAAGAACGCCACAACGCTCATTAGATATTTTACTTGCTCAGTCAATGCTTCAATATCTGTTTGCACTTGCTCACAATATTTTGCTTCATATCTCACTTTTTCACCTCCTTTTTTTTACGGTTCGCCTCTTGTTCCAGTTTGTCCCATTGACTCACCGTAGTACCTACTAACCTCTATGCGCTTATAAAAGAATCCCAAAATCAGCCCCAAAATGCTCATCGCTTGCATCATAGTTTATATCTCATCGTATTAAGTAAGTTATAGTCTTTGACGACAATGGGAGAGAGAGAGAAAGAAAAAAAGAGAGAACCACTCCCGAAGGAGTGGCTCTCCATTATATTCAACCCTCAAGTTGAATGTGCTATTGATGGTTTATGATGAGGATTATTCCTCTTCACGGTTGCGTAATTCGCAGGGATAGACCCACCACGAGGTCATACCGCTTAACCCTCTTTCTGTATAGGGTTCGCATTCTTCACTTCCGCACTTTCTACAAGCCATTTATTTTTCACCTCCTTTTATTTTTGTTGAATATGGATGTCCACAACTACCGCAACCCATCATAGTAAACTTTGGACTAATACAACAATATGATTTTTGTTTTTCGTCTTGTAAGTATTCTTCATTGATGCCGATAGCCTCGCCATATTCGATAATGTAACCCTTGATTAATTCTTGACTTGAAAAGTGACCATTAATCTCATAGTAAATCGCAGGTAATACCGTGTCGAGGTATTGAACCCATCCGATACGGTCAAGGCCGTTATCAAGGCACACCTTGAGTATTTTACTCGCTACCTCTATTTCACCTGCTAAGGTAAACGGTAGGTTATACAGGGCATGAAATGAATCATGGATTATTCTAAAAGTCCAGTTATTTTCAACTGCGCCCCATATTGAACCCTCGCTTAGTCCTTTGAATATCCTCGCAGGTTTTCCGGTGATATAGTCGTTCATGAACCCCGACGGTGTAGGGTCTTCATCAACCAACACCCATGAAATGATTAATTTCATGTGGTGCAATAGTTGATATAATGCTCTCAATTCTTGCGTTATGGTTTTTGCCATGATACTCCCACACATCGAAAGCATATAAATGATTCGATGTACTGCGTGGCAGTTTGCGCCGCCGCTTGTTTCTATATTACATGGGGAGAGAGAGAGAAATTATATTGTATTGTATTAAGTAAACTATAACCGCCGCCGCCAGTAAGAGAGAGAGAAAGGGGGGAACAAAGAGGGGGCGAACCCCCTCAATGTTCAGTTATAATCCGCAGATTATATCAATTCATAATATGGCCTATATGAGCCTCTAATCTTGGGCTACTATGTTAAGCATCCTTGCCCAAACATTAACGCCTCTAAGCACTCTCTCGTTGCCTAATTTGCCGTCATGGTCAAGTAGTGTTTCACAACTCCACTTATTCGCCATAAATTCACTACCATATTTCATGAATAGGTAGTATTGTTCGTTTGGGTAACCTCCGAATTGGTGGTTACCAAGTGTCGCTTTGTTGAATACTTCAACAAAGGTCGCCTCCGTTTCCAGTTTGTATGTCTCCGACATGGTCAAGCGTAGGGGCTTCCCCTATTTATACTCATTGTGAATTTTCGCCTTATTTTTGCCCTCCGAGCATCAACCGACGACAACCGGACAATTTCGGAATAAATGATATATTGTATTAAGTAGGAGTAGTCTTCGACGACAGGGAGAGAGAGAGAGAGAAAGAAAAAAAAGGCCACCGGAGAGGCCGAAACCTCTCCGATGGCAGTTATGTAGCGCACCACATATCAGTCCATAATTTGTCACGACGACTTAGTATTATTCAGCATCGCTGATTACTACACCGTAAAACTCGTCTGTGTCTACTGACTCAAGTACCTTAGTACCCTTGACAATAGCCATGACGGTCTTGTAACATACGCTTGGGAACAAAATTGCTATCCAATGCGCTTTCAATATATCAAGGGTGTATTCCTCTACCCATTGATTCATTGATACATTTTGATACAAGGTCACATAGTCGGGATGAATAAATCCGTCTCTATCGAACCTTATTCTCAACTTATCATCGGTTGTCACTTCTTCTCACCTCCAATACAAGCCACCTCTCCAAAGCATATAAACTTATTCAATCTGTAAATTATATTAGTACGCTATTGTATTAAGTAGGTATAGTCTTGTACTACGGAGAGAGAGAGAGATTTCCAAAATAGAGAGCCGAATGCAAATAAAAAAAGCCCCCACCAGTCCCGAAGGACTGATGAGGGCAGTAACCGATGTTGTGTCCGGTGTGTAGTATCTAATTTCGCAAAATTAGTTAATTCATAATTTTGAAGTAGTTATCGAATCAGTAAAATTCACAATTGCTTCTGTCAATTTCCGGTTCTTCTACGATGTGGTTTAGTGGGTGGTCGTCGTCAATGTATCGGAACGCTGAATTGTCATTCCAGTTATCATAAATAACCAGTTTTTCACTCCAGTAACCTTTGTTTTCTACTTGTTCTTTGTACAAAGCCATCAATAGATTAGCAAGTGTCGAATTACTTAACATCCAGTTAAGGTCATGTTCACCATTTGCCATCTTCTGAAGTTTGGACTTCAAGTTGCTTAGTTTTTCTAAGGACTTGAATTGTTGCTTGACTGGATAAACTACTGATTTGTGGTTTATCAAGTTAGCCAACTTCATCCATACTTTGTCTTCTACTTTCGCCATTGAGGTCAAGGTTGCCAAAAATGTCACCATCATTGGTATACCTGTACTCTTGGTATAGTTGCTTTTTCTTGGGGTCTTATTGCTCATTTTGTTTGCCTCCAATACAAGCCAGTTAGTCATAGGATATAAACCCACCGTTTACCACAAATATATCAGCCAGTTTCCGGCAAACTTGTCTGTATGCAACGCATGGAGAGAGAGAGAGAGTAGTATAATGTATTAAGTAAGTTATAGTCTTCTACGACTGAGAGAGAGAGAGAAATAAAAAAAAGAGAGAGCCGACTCATAAACGAGCCGACTCCCTCAGTTTTTCGGAGGTTATGAATTTACGATTTACTCAAGATAAATTGCTTTCATGTTTTCAATATCCCAAATTGATAATTGGTTATTTTTCTTTGCTATTAATAGGGCATCATCTAAGTGTCGAACCCATACAGACGGGTCAAGGTGTGTTATGCCGTCTTCATCTGTCCATAGGCCAACATAAGCCGACATATATTTATTGAATAGTCGGCCATATGTTTTCACGGTTTCGGGGTGCGGTTGTCTTGACAACTTAAGATAAGTCCCTTCATATAATCCTACATAGTAGCCAGTCTTATATTCAAGTGGCTTCAATGTATTCGCTTTTATGGTATAAGTGCCGTCGGGCGTTTTTTGTTCCATGATACGAGCCAAGTGGTGACACCTTATAATAGTGCCGATAGGCTCTCAGTTTGCTTTTTCCACCGGCAAGTTTCCGCATCCGTGTATGGGAGAGAGTGTTCGGGAGAGAGAAATTTTACGAGGCTATAATTACAGTCTTAGGAGGACTCCCAAACTTTTTTTTTGGGAGAGAGAGAGAAATTTTCAATGTCGCAAATGTCCAATGGATTTTCACTCTACCAATTTACTCGAATTATCAGTATTTTTTGATTCATTTTGCCAATGTCTTGATAAGCAAGTATACCGACGGCAAACTGCTATCCGACCACGACCTACTAACAGGATAAGCCGAAGCAAATTGGACAAAACCGATGGACTGAAAGGCAGTCCGACGGTCAAATAGGTATCGGGGGCTTTCCAACAAAGCCTCCGAGCCGACGAGTATATCGCTCCGATGAGGGCGGTATTCGCCCAAGTCTAACTTATGGTTGCCTCTTCAAACAGGCCGAGCGACAAGGATTCTACTTAACACAACATCGTACTCGATAAGTTAGACAGGCAAGGCCGACATGGTTTGGATGTACTGTGTTGGCGAGCCAAATTATGATAGGGAGGACACGCAGTAATGTGTGACCTGTGACCTTAGTTTGGTAACTATCATCTCCACCCTTGAAATCATAGGGTTCTCAAATCACATTCCACATGGTAGATAGCCGAGTAAGTCGGCAAAGATAGGCTACCGTAAATCGCTTGGCAAGGTCAGCGTACAAGACTGAGTTTACTCAGTAAATGGACTAAGAAAAAACACAATTGGAAGTGAAAAAAATGTATATGGAAAACATAACAATGAGCATAGGCGATGCAGTTAGTGTATTGGCTTGGATTATGTGGGTATGCGTCACTATTGGCGCACCACTTGTCCTTGTCGTAGCGACTGTCATCGGGAAGAAGATAGAACAACAAACCCAAAAGCGAATAGGTGCTGAAATTGAATTATTGTTGAAAGACAAAAGAGCAAGCGGAAACCACCATTCATTCGCCAACTATCTCGGAATAGTACATGGGATAAAGACAAAACCTGCATCATACGGTGCAAGTACTTGTCTCGAAACCAAAATACAACCCGATTCATCAGTTGGTAGTAATGGTATGGAAATCGTATCACCACCACTACATGATGGCGACCATGTTTCATGGTTCAGTCGTTTGTTTAGAGCGTTGAGAGGGATGACAAGAGCCGGAATTGAAGCAGGTTACCATGTCCACATCGGTCTTCGAGACTGGGACAAGGACTGGGGATATGATGGTCAAATGGACTTCGAGCAAGCCCAAGCAATTGCAGGTCGTACTGCTTTTGCCTACGGTTGGTTTGAGGATGCGTTTGATAGTCTTGTCAGCAAATCTCGTCGTCGTGGTGAAGGTATGTCCGTAGCGATGTATTCAATGACTTATTTGGTAGACGAATTTAGAGACGGAATCAATTTCCCTCAAATCCTCTCCGAATGGAATGAGGATGAACAGGAGTACGATTACTCACTACACTTCGACCACGACAAGGAATCAATCAAGATGTATCAACGCTCTCGAAATGAGCGATACCAAAAGGTAAACACCCAATCGCTAAGGAAACATGGAACAATTGAATTTAGACAACATCAATGTGTCTCAAGTGACCCAAAGAAGGCTCGAATGTGGGCTGACTTGTGTTTTGAATTTGCGAACCGTTGTGCTGACTCTCCGAGTGTAAGCATAATCCGTAAGTTTGACAGGTCATTTGAAGGACTATTCAACTTCATGGCTATTACAGACCGTGACCCGTTGTACAAATATTGGAATCAGCGACAACACCTGCTTAGTGGTGGTGCTTTGACACAAGCCTGTTCGACTTGTGGCGAGCATACCTGTATGGCTGACAACCATTGTGACAGGGAAACAAGGAATCAACCGTTTGACTGGAGTGTTATGAACGAACAACTCAAGCAAGGTCGAGCAAAGATTGAGATTACTTGTCCTAACTGCACAGACTTTTACAACACAACTGAGGACTGGTACAGTACTAACTCATACGAGGAAATCGTGAACATGAAGTACAGACACACTAAGGTAGTCTACGATGCAAACATGGATGAGACGCTCGTTTGGCGTGATGTATGTTGCCCGCTTTGTGCGACTGAGGACAACCCTCAACTGCATGAATCACACAACAGTCATGCTATGTTTGGCGGTCTACTACTGTCCTTGTTTGTACTACTGCCTAAACTTGCTATGAGTTTACTCATAGTCGGTTGTGGAATCGGTGCAATACATGGTGCAGGTCGAAAATTCAAAGCCAAATCCAAGTTTAAGACTCTATGGCGTAAACTCGCTGATAGAGGCGGTCAAGCGGCAGGTTTCGCTTACGATGCCGGAAACGGTGTTAGATACCTCAAAGCACCGCACTCATCAGTTGCACTAAGCCACAACATGAACCGCTACATCGACAAGTCTACTCTTTGGTCAATGTGTCACACAAGGTTTGCCACTCATGGCATCAACGACGAAACTAACGCACACCCACACTTTGACAAGGACAGGAAAATCACAATGGTTCACAATGGCGTAGTCAATAACTACGACACAGTTTGGAAACAACTTGGAATCGAGCCTACTGGAGATGTAGACTCAATGGCAGTTGCCCAATGTCTTGCGACAGGTATCGAAACAGTAGTCAAATACTGTAAAGGTAGTATGTCCTTGATATGGAGTGACAGTCGTGAGCCTACTGGTACTCTCAAGTGTTGGACTAATGGACTAAACCCGCTACACATGGGTCGTCTTGACGACAAGGACAACGGTGCGGTAGTAATCGCATCAACTAAGAAGCACTTGACCGATTCATTCGGTAAGAGGTTAGTAAGTGACTGGCAAGCCTATGTTGGTAGGGAGTACACAATTCACCCCGATGGTACAATCACCAAGCGTGACATCAAGGGAACGAAGGACACCGAGCCTCGCTATGTCTATGACTGGCGACAAGGTTACACAGGTGGCGTAACTACCTACAAGCCAAAAGCACATACCAAAACAACTACACAACCAACACCGCAAGACAAGAACCTGCTTGAAAAAGCAAGGCGATATGTCATGCGAAACATGGATGGCTTTGGTGGATGGCGAGCAACTGTCATTAATGGCATCGAGTTTCATGGCTACGACGCACTATCTAACGAAGGTGTCACGCTGAAACAATACAGGTACAGACTGCCAAGTTGGTTAAATCCAATGCAGTACCAAGAGGATGAGGATTCGATTCTTCTTGGGGAGTATTACTCCGATACTGGCGATATTGAAATGACTTGTGAGGCTGACCTTTACGACAAGTACTACGACGATTTTGGGTTTTAGGTTCTGTCAAGGATTGCTAAATTATAGATGAGCCGTTTATGCGTAAACGGATAATATCAGCCGCAAGGCTTACTGAGGGGTTGGAGGCTTCGGCCTCCTTCCTCTCCCCATATATTTTCACTTTAGATTCATTATCAAATTCACTCAGTCGGCTCACTTCCGACTATCCGCATTGACTCTACGGGCGGGGTACAAATTAGAGTCACAATCATAGTCCAATGGACAGGAGATAAAACATGAGCATGAAATACATGAGCAACGAACAGATAGAGCAAGCGTTAGACGCAGGTAGAACAATGAGTATTATACTCAAGGATTTGTACCTTGATGAAACATCAATTTGGTACAAGTCACCTGCACTACAAGTTTTGCTAAAACAGTACTTTGATGCAATCGGGTGCGCTGAATGTTGAGTTTATTCTTAACATTTGTAGTACTTTGGTTAATCTTTGAATTGTTAAATTGTGAGTAAGCACTACCAACACAATATGAAGCACATTCAGTATGCGTACTGGATATTATTGCCCTGCGTCACCCTTCGGGGTGGCGTGGGGCTTTTTTTTATTTCAAAATTTTTTTTTAGGTTGCCCAAAATGTCTTGTTACAATTTGTCTATGGGAGAGAGATTTTGAGAGAGAGATTAGTTTGGAGAGAGTTTTTTTGGAGAGAGAGAGATTATAGTCTTAAGAAAGACTTATTCTGTGCGGTTGTCTTAGAGAGAGAAAATTTGAGAGAGAGAAAACTCCAAGCCTATCATGATAGGGTTACATAGTCTTAAGAAAGACTCAATACATACACGCACCTGTGAGAGAGTCGATTTTTGAGAGAAAAAATGCAAGCAAAATATCTACAATCCAAACAAATTACCACAAACCGGAAGCAAACCCCCGAAAAAAGGTAAAAACCCGTATAAAATTGCCGAATGATTGTGATATGGTAGGTTTTTTGACCTGTTTCCAGTAATTAGTTTATATCTTCTACCTGCTACCTTGAAATATCGCTCTCCAACTTGCCCTCAGTCCGTCAATTTCGCACCCTACTCAGTCATAGACGACCCGAACCTATCATAACTGGGTTGCCCCGACAAAACGATGTACTGAAACACCCTTGAAATACCAAACTCCGACCCAAGAGTATATATGCTAACACCACTACGGAGGTTCATGGCCGGAGAATTGAGGATATACCAACACATCAAAACTGGTGTGCTTCATCGCTACATTGATGAGTACAACCTAAGACGATGCGACAATCGTAAGATTGTACCAACTAATCCGACATATCTTGCCATGAAATACATAGAAATTAGGAGATGAAAAATATGGAGACATTTACAGTAAGTACAAAAGTAGAAGCCCAACCAAGAATTGAAAAGATGCTAAAGCGAATCGAGCGAGCATTTGTCCGTAGAGGACTATTATTTGCTCATTCATTTGGCGACCTGTACACAATCAAGAAGTACTTGTTTGGTCGTTATAGGGGTAAGTATATCGAAGTACCATATCAAGATTTGACAATCACTATGAGCGAGTTATCGGATGATTGGGAAGTACTATTCTCAACTGTACCTGCTAACCCAAATGATGCTCACGGTTCTAATGCGGTTCACATGATGAACCCGACCATAGAAATTACAGATACAACCTCGCTACTATACCCTAAATTCAAGGACACCTGCGACCATTGTACAGGTGCTAAAAGAGGTCGATTGAAGACCATTACAATACGCCACAAGGACACCGGAGAAATCAAGACAGTAGGCAACTCTTGTCTGTTTGAATACACCGCTATTGACCCTGCATTGGTCGAATCAATCATGCAAATTAAAGCGTCAGCATCCGGTGGATATGGTGGCGGTGCAAGAGGTAATCACGATACAGAAAACATCGCTGATTTCGCTATCAAGTGCGCTCTATGGGTACACAACAACAAGCCTTACAAGAGTGGATTAGGCAAGACTATTTTCTATCACCGTGACATTGGTGAAGCAAGCGAAACTGGTCGCTCATTTGACCCTAAAGTTATTGGATTCTGTGACATGGCCGGACACCCACCAAGATACACTTGCCTACACCCATTACAGGGCGTAGGTGTAGGTACTTGTGACTGGTCTAATGCGGTTGATGGCGTTGATTCTACATCGGCACAAGTGGATGATGTAGTCATTGATTTAGCCAATGAGATTATTGATTATGCACACAATCTTAGCGGGTCAAATTCCTTTGAATTTAACTGCCGTCAAATCTGGAAATCCGGTTTTGTATCAGCCAAGACTGCAAGCATGGCAGGTGGACTTCTTGCATCATTCTTGAAGAATCGTGCCAAGTTGCACAGACAAGCAGTACAAGCAAAGAAACTCGAATCTCTTGAGAACAACAGGCACTTAGGTACTGTTGGTGAGAAGCATGACTTTGGTACTGTTGTAGTGGACTTTGTGAGGACTATTGATGGCTACTATGGACAGACTACCTTGACCAAGTTTTTGACTGAGGAAGGCGACCTTTTGGTATGGTTTAGAAGTGGAAACAAGACTGACCTAACTCAAGGACAAAAAATCAAATTGTCGGGCAAGGTCAAGAAGCATGATTCATACAATGGTCGTAAGCAAACTGTACTAACAAGAGGTAAAATCGAGTAAAGTGTTATATACTTGTGACACATGGGAAGGTTTGAAGCGGAGTGAGAAAAATGAATCCAAGAACAAAGAAAATGATTGACAATAAAATATTCGAGTACCTTGAGAATGAAGAACCATACTGGCTTATGGCTATCATATCAACGGCTACCGAAATACTGGAAGAAAAATTAGAAGCAAGAAAAAACAAAGGAGATGAATAAAATGAAAATAAAAGATACAAGAACAGACAATGAAAAATGGCACGATTACAAGATACTGCGAAGCGCACAACGAATCGTGGAGGACAGGAAGATAGAAACCCTATTTGGGGATAGCAAGGAGAATTTTCTCTATGCTACCTTGAGCGAAGGACTGGCTATCTTAGTAAGACAAATGAACGAAGAAGCAAGGGGGAAGCAAGAATGAGTAAATTTACACAAGGGGAAATGGACACAATAATTTTAGCGACAATGACATTCATGCGCCAAATCGAAGGTGCAAGAGCATACAACGCTACTTGTGTTGATACTGATTTATTCAAAGAAATGCAACACCAAGCATTTGAAGTACTGGCGAGCAAGCCGGATTATGCGTACTTCTACTTGACACAAGACGAAAGAGAAGAATATGGAGGACAACAATAAGACTATATACTACCGAGTAGTAGGAAGGTTGAAGCACACAGGAGATGAGCGAGATGAGTAAAATAACAAGAAAGACATATCATATAGAAAGAAAAGAAACAGTAGTGTACACCTTTGCGGTGGATGCTACCTCGAAGAAAGAAGCATTACAGTTGGTAGACGACCATAATGTAGACTACGATGGAATGTACGGTGTCAATACCTACAAGGCCAAAGTAAGCCACATAGAAACATACGACGAATGCCCCAACAAAGGCCGAGCATGGTCGGAAATACCACTCGAAAATGTCGAGTTTAACGGGGATAACAAGCCGACAATCAAGGGTACTCACCCGACATGGTGGCATTACAATGGTGCTTGTACTGGTGAAAAGAATACAAATGATTCTTTTTGTCACAAGTGCCGAAATGCTATGAGGAAAGGTCACAGAATGACTGTACCTGCTGAGAACAGATACTTGAACAAGTCATACCACATGGGGTTGATTGAATGAGCGAGGTTTGGATTTTAGATTGCGGTTGCGAGCATGAGATAATGATGGAAGGTGCTATGTGTGAAACTTGCGGGTTCACAACTTGCCTTGATTGTTCACACATGATAGACACAACAGACCCTAACCCGAAGAATTGGAAATGTAGAGACGGATGTGATTGCCAATGAAATGCAGTAAGTGTGGATTTGAATACAAAGCAAGCGTGTTTAACCAAAATGGCGTAGCCGTTGGGCATGATATAGTACCTTGCTACTGCAAGAAAATTCCCGAAGGGGAGTTTCAGCACCCAAAGCAAGAGGTCGAGGATTTGCACAGACCAGTACTGAAAATACCAATCGACAATCTACAATATGTGGATGCACTCAAGGAAGGTCAAGCGTTCTTAATGATTGAGAAGGATGGCCGAACATGGGTTTGGGATGGCATGATTATGGAGGGCTAAGACCGAACAATATATATAGGGGAAACCCCTAATTTAGAATGAGGCCGTCGGAGGCCGACAAAAACAAAACA